CTTGTTACGAATGTGAAAATGGAAAATGGAGATTTGGTGAAACTGGTGAATGTCAGTATGATTCTAAAGAAACCTGTGAAACTGCCAATAAAGACTATTATGCAGCAGAAACTTATAATGATTACCCTCAAGCAGCAACTAATAATGCTAAGAGAGCAATAAAGTATAAAGAAGAAAATGGTAGTGATTGTGGTACTAGCGTTGGATGGACAAGAGCCAGACAATTAGCAAACAGAGAAAAACTAAGTAGAGATACTATAGCGAGGATGGCTTCTTTTAAAAGACATCAACAGCATAAAGACGTTCCTTATGACGAAGGTTGTGGAGGGATTATGTGGGATGCTTGGGGTGGAGATGCAGGTGTTAACTGGGCTATAAAAAAATTAAAACAAATAGATTCTGAAAATAGTGTTAAACAAGATTTTGAAAGTTTTTTTAAAGAAATTATTGAAAGCATTAAGAATGAAAAGTAAAATGAAATTAAACCATTTTAAAAATTCAGAGTTTACTTGCAAGTGTGGATGTGGTGAAACTGTTATAGATGATGAGTTGCTGTATATGTTAAATAAGGCGAGAGAATTTGCAAAGATTCCTTTTGTTATATCAAGTGGCTACAGATGTGAGAACCATCCTGAAAGCAAGAAGAACCCAACATCATCTCATATAAAAGGATTAGCAGTAGATATTAAATGCGAAGATAGTAATACTAGAGCAATAATGATGGATGCTTTAGTATATGCAGAATTTGAAAGATACGGATTACATAAATCATTTATCCATGTGGATATAGATTATAACAACAAACCAAGTCCTGTGATTTGGTTATATTAAATGGAGTATTAACTTAAATATATATTATGGAAATTTTAAAAAAAATGTTTGATTCAAAGAAGTTTTGGTACACAGTTGGTGCAATATTTGTTCCTTTTGCAGCAGTTAAATTAGGTCTTACTGAAGGAGAGATTGAGAAAGTTTATTACGCTATTCTCACATTAATCTTAGGTCAAGGAATCGCAGACATTAAGAAATAATGATAAAAAAATGGATAGGTGAGGCACTCGCAACAGGTGCTGTTAAGCCAATAACAGAATTATTAAAAGCAGTAAAAGAACTTTTTACAGACACTAAAGGAAAGTGGAGTAGTAAAAGAACCATTAGTGGAGTAATAGTTGTTGCTGCAAGTCTATATATAGAGAAGAATGGGATAGACACAAATGCTCTTATAATGACAGGGCTTGGTGTTTTACCATTATGTTTCTCTGTATTTGAGAAAAAATGTGGAAACTGTACTGCTAATTGTAAAAAATAATTATCTTTACACCTTATAAGGTAGGGTTGTGCCTATCTTTGTTTCATTGTTTATAGTTATCAAGAGTGAGGTGTTCAAAAGCATCTCACTTTTGTATTTTATAAGGTGTTATTATATCTAACTTGCACAGCAACTAAAACAAAATAACATGAAAAAATACGGAAAAAGGCTCAGGTTATCTCCAGAAGAAGTGGAAATGATATATGAAGGGAGAGCCAGTACAACAAATATTAATGGTAACACAGCATTAGATTCTCACTTAGCAGAAAGAGGGATTCTTAAAAAGGATGTAGTTTCTGTAAAACATTGGCAGTCTGCTAGTGGGGAATACAGATTTAGCGTAGTTACAAAAGAAGATATGTCTTTAAATGAAAACGACATATTAGAAAAGATAAGCGATTTTATTGAGAACTATTCTCCTAATTATCGTTCAGTAAAAAGAAAAAACAAAGATGCTAATCACTTATTAGTAATAAACCCAGCAGACATTCATATAGGCAAGTATGCTAATGGTGTTGAAACTGGCAGTGCATATGACGTTGAAACTGCTTGTATGCAAGTTTTAGAGGGGTTACAGGGCTTAATTGATAAGTCAGAAGGGTTTAGTATAGAAAAGGTTTTATTCTGCATAGGGAATGATGTTTTACATATTGATAATGTTTATGGTACTACTACAAAAGGAACATATCAAGATACAGATGGTAAGTGGTGGGAACATTTTGAGGTTGCATTAGCGTTATATGTTAAATGCGTAGAGATGTTAAGAGAGGTAGCACCTGTAGATGTAATACATTGTATGAGTAATCACGATTATCAAAGTGGATTTCATTTGGCTCATGCTTTAAAGAGTTGGTTTAGGCAAGACAAAGAAGTTACTTTTGATGTTGGAGTAGCACATAGAAAGTATTATCAGTATGGCACTAACTTAATAGGCTTAGAGCATGGTGATGGTGCTAAGATGGATAACTTACCTTTATTAATGGCTCAAGAAAAGCCAGAAATGTGGAGTGATACTAAGTATAGATATTGGTATTTACATCATTTACATCACAAAATCAAACATAAATGGAGGGATGCTAAAGATTTTATAGGAGTTACTGTAGAATATATGCGTTCACCATCAGGAACTGATAGTTGGCACTCAAGGAAAGGCTTTACTGGAATTTTAAAAGCAGTTGAAGGTTTTATACACGAAAAAAACAGTGGTCAAGTAGCAAGATTAGTGCATTATTTCTAAAAATTTTAATCTAGTGGATAAACATTTTATTAAAAAATGTTAAAAAACATTTGGTAGTACAATCCAATTTTATATCTTTGCATTGTAGAGTTTGAGAGGTTCGGTATCTACTTGTAATACTTGTCGTAACACTTGGAAGGATAGGGTAAAATTACCCTCTTAGATTCTACACTAACTTATTATTAATTTAAAATTATAAACAAATGTCAAAAAAAACAATGCAGGAAAAATTAAGAAAGCAACCTGAGCCTGTTGTAGAAACAAGAAAAGAAGCACTAAGAAGGCTTTACAAAGAAAATGGTTTAACAGAAGAGGATATATACAAAGACAAAAGAGGTTTTGTAATTATCACAAGAACTGGTATAGATAAGATTGTTTCAAGAAACAACATCACAGTTGCTTATGAGGTTATTAATATGGATACGCAAAAGTCTATATGTGTATTAAGAGCAGCAGCAACAATGAAAGTAGGTAATGATGTTAGAAATGCTATGAGTTTTGGAGAGGCTGCTGATAACAACCTAATGGGTGGTGGAAAGAAATTCCCTGTTGCTATGGCAGAAAAGAGAGCAATGTCAAGAGTTGTACTAAAGATTGCTGGATTCTATGAACAAGGAGTATTTGGTCAAGATGAGATTGTTGATTAGTGAGTGAGGATTGGTTTGATGAGTTGCTTGATGGTGAGCCAACGCCTATTACAGATACGCAATGGCTCATCATTGAGAGCAACATTTATCACACAGCCTTACCATCAGAAATGATTCAAGATGTTATGAGTACATTAAATGATATGACTGAATTAGAAGCAGAAAAAATTATTAAACTTATAAACGAAAACAAAATTGAAAAAGACACAAGAAAACAATGGGAAAAAATGCTCAAAGACGGAGTATTTAAATATAGAGATATTTAATCACTTCCTAAAAATTTACTCTTATATTATATGGCATGATAAACATATATTGGGTGAAATTATTCAGGATAATATAGTTCAACTCTTAAATAAAAACCAATTAGTAGATTTCTATTACGCAGATAAAACTAAGTTTAAAGTAGAGAAATGGAAAATTGAAAAATACTTATTAAGAAATGACAAATAAATATTCTTTAGATAAAATCAGAAAATCCAGAAATGAGTTTGAGGCTTTACTTAGGATATATGGAATATCTAATTTAAGGCTTTGTAAAGTGTTGGAAGTTAACTATCTTACAAGTAAGAAGTTTATTGAAACACCAACTAACATGAGGTTTATACACGCTAAAAGATTAGCAGACTTCATTGGATTAGAGATGCAAGACATAGTTGATACAATAGTGTACGACATAAAATAAAACATTAAACATGAGAAGAAGAAGATTAAAGTTTAGCGATTATTATCATGATATAATAATTGAAGAAATAGCAGATATATACAATGTAGATAAGGGTAGAATTTTTTTAGGAAGCAGACAGAAGAATATTATCTTTGCTAAAAGAATGTATATATATGTATTAAGAGAAATGTTTGGTTTAACTTTAAGCCAAATAGCAGAAGCGACTAACCTACATCATTCTTCTATTATCCATCACACAAGACAATTTGAATTTTTTTACAATAACTATGTGAAAGATACCAAAGACTTTGAAAGAGTTGAGAATAGGATTATAGAGGTAGAAATAGAAGAGGAGATAGAAGGCTTAGAAAAGCAACATAAAACAATAAAAGAATCATTAACCAAATTATATAAAATAAATAAATTAAAACATGACAGAGAAAAAAGAGAAAATCTACTTACCAAGTAGCATTAAAAACATTGAAACAAAGTATGGGACTATGATGGTTGCTAACTTTAAAATGGATGAGTTACAAGCGAACTCAAAGAATGGATGGGTATCAATGGTTATAAATGATTACGAACCACCAAAAGATAATAAAACATCTTCCAAGAAAGTTAAAGCAACAACTGGAGATGATGATTTACCTTTCTAATGATTAAGTGGAAACAAACAACTTACCCTAGCACTTTCATTGGTTTATCTGATGAACTTGCTGAGGTAAGGAGTATGTTATCTGCTCATGTATATAATAAAGACACAGAAAAGTACAGAGGAGAACAAGAACACAAAATTCAAAGTCTAGGAATATTTGCTGAACTTATTGGCAGACATATAATGGAGAATAATAAAGGTGTTGAATATAAGGTTGCTCCAATCATTGATAAAAATCCAGTAGTTGATGCTGATATAGTTATGAAAGGTATTGGAGAATTAAATTATATTGATGTTAAAGGCGTAAGAAGCAACGGAAATGCCCTTAGAGTCAATTATAAAGCCCATAACAACACTAAAAAGAAAGTTACGCACTATCTGTTCGTTCAGCCCTTGAATGGCTTATACGCAAGATTTTGCTGGTTTACTCACAAACAGGTTAGTGATTGGACTGTGGTTATGTCAACGTATACAGAGTGCTATGAACTAGAAATAAAAAAACACAACTAAACAATGAAACAACAACCAAACTACTATGCTATAATAAGTGCTGAGGTTAGGTACGATAAAAATCTAACAGCAAATGCTAAGTTATTATATGCAGAGGTTACTGCATTACTAAACATGAATGGAGAATGTTTTGCAACTAACAAATACTTTTCTAATCTTTATGGGAAGAGTGTAGTAACTATTTCTAAATGGATAGGAGAATTAATCTCAAATGGCTATATATCATCTAGTTACACTTATAA